TATGGAGAAGCATACATCAGCTAGTGGTTCGGCAGGGTCTGATGGAGATGACGATTTTATAGATCTTAATGAGGATGCTGCTTGATGGATTTGAAGTTAGCAAAGGTTCTTAGTTGGCTTCAAAAGAATATGGATGGGGAGGTGTCCATGACAGAGGACACTATCTCCACCGTATGCAATGATGTAGCTGACGCACTACGTAAGCAGTTTGCTTCTTCAACAAACAGGAGAGAGTTTAAAGTAAGACCATCTAATCTTGGTAGGCCCTTGTGCCAGTTGCAGATGGAAAAGAAAGGGGAAAAAGGAGTAGCACCTTCATACAACTTTTTACTGCGAATGATGGTAGGAGATGTAGTAGAGGCTATACTAAAGGGTGTTATAAAGGAAGCTAATCTAGAAGGATACAAGTCTTCTCAGAACCTTACCACTAAGATAGGTAAGCATACAGTAACGGGAGAAGCTGACTTATCTTTTGATGAGGGTAGAATTGACGATATAAAATCTACTTCAGACTTTGCTTTTAGGAATAAGTTTATTAGTTGGAATGCATTAAAGGAGAAAGATTCTTTCGGATACGTAACACAGTTGCACGTATATGCTTCGGCTACGGGTAAACCTGCTGGCGGTATATGGGCGATGAATATAGCCACGGGGGAGCTTAACAGAATAGAAAGCACCGACACTACGGCAGAAGTATCTGGCATTTTAAAAGAAGCAGAAAAGAAGATAGATGCATTAGTTTCAGATGCACCTTTTAAGAGGTGCTTTGAAGATGAACCAGAAACTTTTAACAGAGTTATTACTGGTAATAGAAGACTTGGTATGGAATGTTCTTGGTGTAAATATAGATTTAGTTGTTGGCCTAATCTACAAGAGAGAGAGTCAGTATTCTCTAAGGCAAAGAGCAAACCTATAGTTGCATACACAGAACTAAACAACATGGAAGGAGAAGTGGCTTGAATACACAAGAAGAAAACATAAATCCATACGCAGATTTAACAGATGAAGATCTTAATGAACGTATTTCAGAGCTTAGTAACGAGCTACGTGAGTTAAGGCATGAGGCAAAACATCGTCAAACTGCCGTGGTACGTGAGGCATGGGAAAACCTACAGGAAGCTCAAGCATCTTACAGAGATGCAGTAGGTGGGAATGTACAAAAAACGTATATTCGTACTCGCCCGTTTGGTTCAATAAACTATGGTCGCATTCGATTATAGAATAGCACATGGTTTTAGATCTGGTTTAGAAGAAAGGGTATCTGAACAATTAGCCTTCTTAAATATATTAGATTGCTATGAAATTAAAAAGATACCCTTTGTTCAACCAGAAAAACAACGAAACTACACACCTGACTTTTGGTTACCCAACGGTATAGTAGTAGAAACAAAAGGAATATTTACCGTACAGGATAGACAAAAGCACTTACTGGTAAAAGAACAGTACCCTGATTTAGATTTAAGGTTTGTATTTTCTAACTCTAAAAATAAACTAAGAAAAGGAAGCAAGACTACTTATGGAGATTGGTGCAACAAGTATGGTTTTATATTTGCCGATCAACTCATACCCGAAGAATGGATAAACGAAAAAAAGAGAGGCAACAATGAGAATAAAAAACCGACTAAATCTACAACCAAACGAACTCTGCGTACTAATAAAAATAATGTCAGTAGATCCAGAAACAAAACAGATATACTTTGAAGTTTTACCAATAATGAGTGAGTCTATGCCTGAAGTATCTGATACTGCTTTAGATACTGTTACAGATATAATGAAAGCAATGTGCGCTGTATCATCCTTAGAGCCACCTGCTCTTGATGCCCTGCTTGAAATATATTATGATCAGTTTGAAGACATGGAAAAAATGAGAGGGGGAAAAGATATGGAAGATGTAATAATACCTTTCCCCGTTAAACCCGTAACGAAACACTAGAACAAAGGTACATTATGAAAGACATGATAAACCATCCACCCCATTACAATCAAAGCGGTATAGAATGTATTGATGCAATAGAAGCTGCAACTATGCCAAATTTTAAATACTATCTACAAGGTAATATACTTAAATATCTATGGCGATTTGATTACAAAGGCAAACCTTTAGAGGATTTAAAAAAGGCGCAATGGTACTTGAATAGGTTAATCTGTGTAATAGAAGAGAATGAAGGGAAGAAGTAGAGTGTCATCGTTTAAGTCTAATAATAATCCTCAATTTAGAAATAAATTTTCGGAAGATATATTTAAGTATAAGTATGCCCATGATGGATGTGAAACATGGTCGGACTTAGCATCAACACTTGTAAAAGATGTATGTGGTTCTTTGCGAACAGGTGAACGGAACCTTATGACTATTGAAGAACAGGATGAACTTATCAGATACGTGGATGAATTGAAGTTTATTCCTGGGGGTAGATATCTTTACTACGCAGGACGTAAGAAAAGGTTTTACAACAACTGTTTTTTGTTAAAGGCAGAAGAGGATACGAGAGAAGATTGGGCTAATCTAAGCTGGAAATCTGAGTCTTGTCTGATGACAGGAGGTGGGATAGGCGTAGACTATTCGGTGTATCGAGAAGCAGGTAAAGTTCTTGGTGGGTCTGGCGGTCTAGCATCTGGCCCTATTCCTAAAATGCAAATGATAAACTCTATAGGACAGAAGGTGATGCAAGGGGGTAGTCGCAGGTCTGCTATATATGCATCTCTTAATTGGAAACACAAAGACGTATCTACATTCCTCCATGCAAAAGATTGGGATACGATGCCAGTGGGCGATACTGGTTTTACTTTGAAGCAAATAAAAGAGCAGGACTTTAATTTTCCTGCACCGTTAGATATGACGAACATATCAATTAACTACGATACAGAGTGGTTGCTAAACTATTGGAATGGCGAAGGGTACGGAGATACGTTTAAGGAAAATGTAGCTCAAGCTATGCGTACAGGGGAGCCTGGGTTTAGCTTTAACTTTATGGAGAATGAGAATGAGACACTTCGCAACGCTTGTACTGAGGTATGTAGTGGTGATGACAGTGATGTTTGCAATCTTGGCTCTATTAACTTTGGTAGAATTGAAGATATATCTGAATTAGCAAACATTGTTAATCTAGCTACAAAGTTCTTAATATGTGGAACATTGAGGGCTGAGTTACCCTACCAAAAAGTCTATGAGATTAGAGAAAAAAATAGACGATTGGGTTTAGGCATAATGGGATTACATGAATGGTTAATTAAAAGAGGAGAAAAGTATGAAGTTACCGATGATTTACATCGTTGGTTGGCAGTGTATAAGGGAGTTAGTGATGACGTTTCTAAAAGATTTGCAGACGAGCTTTCAATATCTAGGCCAGTTGCGAATAGAGCGATTGCTCCCACTGGTAGTATTTCTATTCTTGCTGGCAGTTCTTCTGGCATAGAACCTATCTTTGCTGTTGCATACAAAAGAAGATATCTTACAGGTGGACACAGGTGGAAGTATCAATATGTAGTCGATTCATCTGCACAAGAGTTAATAGACACATATGGCGTAGACCCTGAAAGTATCGAGTCTGCATTAGACTTAGCAGAAGATTACAAACGACGTATGCGATTTCAGGCAGACGTACAGGACTACGTAGATATGTCCATCAGTTCAACAATTAATCTACCTGCTTGGGGTACTAAATTAAATAACCCTGACCTGATAGATGACTTTGCAGATACACTGGCTAAGTATGCCCATAGGCTACGAGGGTTTACAGTATACCCTGATGGCTCTAGGGGAGGTCAGCCACTTACTTCTGTTCCTTACTCTGAGGCAGTAGACAAACTTGGAGAAGAGTTTGATGAACACGTAGAGACTCACGATATATGTGAAATAAGCGGTACAGGAGGAGTATGCAGTGTTTAATAGGTATAGATTTACGAACAAGAAAAGACGTAAGCACCTTAATGATAAAGCCTTTTTTGAAGGAAGGGAAGGTTTTAGGGTGAATAGTTATAATCCGTACAAACCCAAGTCTCTTGAATATAAAGAGTGGGAGCGAGGTTATAATAGGCAATACTTTATTAATTTAAATAAGGTTGCATGATATGAACTGTTGGTTTTGTGGCCCTGATCAACAATTAATATGGGGAGGGGATCACGACTTTGAAGACTATGGATTAGAAGGTAATGGCATAGTAGCTAATCTTAGTTGCCCAAAGTGTGGATCTTATGTTGAGGCACGAACAGGCCCACAAGAAGAGAAAGAATAATAGTTATGCAATTAAATCTATTTCCTGCATTAGAACATGAGGATCTAGGTGCAGGTGAGGGGAAGGTATGCTGTAAGTGTGATACATATCTACCCCTTTCTGCATTTTCGCCAAGTTCAGGGGCTAATTTTTTACGCCCTGAATGCAAGGCTTGTAACTATGAATTACAGAAGGTAAGGGAAAAGTTACGAGAAGAACACGGTATGCCAGAAGAGGGATACAGTTGCCCCATCTGTGGTGGGGATGCAGAGAAAGTAAAGGGCAAAGGTAACACAAGGAATGGCCCTTGGGTACTGGATCATTGCCATGACACAGAAACATTCAGGGGATGGTTGTGCCACAAATGCAATCGTGCCTTGGGTGGTTTTGATGATGATCCAAATGTACTAAAAAGAGCGTTAGACTATTTAGAAAAACATCTTAGAAAAACTTTTACCGTATAGGATATTGACATGAAAAATAAATTAATATTAGGAGGAATAACAGGTGCTATATTGTTATCTTTTATTGGACTTTCCACGGCTCAACCGTCACCCCAAATGGGGTGTAAACCGCTTTCAACGGCTACGGCAGTTATTGAAGGTCTTCACAAAGAAAGAATAGTATTTAGAGGAGTATCTAACAGAGGTCATGTAACTATAGTACACTTGAATAAAGACACAGGTACGTGGTCTGCTAATGTTATACTGCCATCAAATATAACTCAGCTATGTATGGTGGACGCTGGAACAACAGGTGAAATAACAGATACAACATTCTCTTTAAAAGAGACTAATGACTGACAAACACAACGGAACAACTTACGTTACTATCAAATCTCTTTAGATTACACCTAAGTTAAGGGTTAAAATAGGCCAAATCGCGTATATGGCGTTTTAAAGGGGGCTATAGAGTAGGTAGGTAAATTTTGGACTATGCCTACCAGAGGGTATATTTGCAGCCCCTTCTGCCTCATCCTACGAGGTCGATTTTTAAACAATCACGTTTTTTTGGGGGTAAACATGGAATTTAAAGTAACAATAACAAAACCTGGTGGGAACAGAATAACCACTTCTAGTTTTAGTTTACGTATAGTAAAGCAGTACGCAAAAGACTGTGCAAAGCCAGATGACAGAGTAGTAATAGAAGAGGTTAGAGGGTATAATTCAGATGGATATTATCAGACATCTATATTAGAAGACTACAAAAAAGAACCTAAGTAGTTTCTAAAGAAGGTGGATCTTTAATTACCTTTTCTAGTTTGTGAAACTTTATTCTCTCATTGGGTAGGAACCGCCACACTACGCCCCTGCCATTGTCTATTTGCAATACAGTTTCGTAAAAGCCTATCTTTAGTATGATGGCTTTGTCTCCATCGAGTATGCACTTGTCTCCCTCTTGGAAGCTAGAGTGCATCCTAAATTTAATTCCGTTTATAAAGTTAGTAGCGAAGTCGCGTACCATCAATGTAAGTATCAATGCCAACATTATAACTAGCATTGGAGTAATCAACTCTACTAGTTCTATTGACATTGTATTTATGTCTGATAATTCTTTCATTTATCCCTACTATTCCACAAATCAAATAAGGATGTTATTTGTTTTTTAATATGTTCAACGTCTACGTGTAAGCGTATAATAGCATAAATCATGCCACCTAATATAGCTATAGCTGGAATAGCAGTATTAATTATATCTAATGTGCTTACTTCTTCCATTCTCTATCCTTCTAATTTATCCAAGAAACATTGCACGTTCATGCTCTCTTCTTTTTATTAGCCCTTTTAAGCGTCTACCTCCAGCGTACACCCACCGTGGAAATTCGTCAGCTGCACCAATGTAATCTCCCCTGTTTATCTTACGCCTTAGTGTACTGCTCTGTAGCGCACCACTGCCTAGATTAAATACAAATGAACAAAGAGAATTGAACTGCCCATCTTCTAGTGGAACTCGTATATGTCTGAGAACTGCCATCTCCGATTTCTTAACATCTCTTCTTAACAAATAGTCTGCCTGATCTTCGTTTATATCAGGGTGGTCTTCAGTAACTCTTTTATTATCCATTCCCCAGATGGCCCCATACCCGATAGTCCAATGTTGTGCTGGACAGAGATAGGGGGAAGAGGAATACCCTTCATATAATTTAATGAGGTCAAGACCCTCATCTGTCATTCTTCTCACGTTTAATTACATCCTAACTGAAAAAGATTCTCCACAACCACATTGACTGTCTGCCATAGGGTTTAATACTTTTAAATATGTACCGCCTAACTCTTTAACGTAATCTATTTTACTTCCTAACGTATACATAACACTCATGCCATCAACTACAAGAGATATACCATCTCCTAAATCTATTAGTTCATCTTCTTTAAGAGGGCCTTCAGAGAAATCCCATATATAGGAAAACCCTGAACACCCTCCACCCTTAACCCCAAAGGCTATGTATTCTTTATTGTGTTCCTTTGTAATAACGCGAAGATAGTCTTTAGCTTCTTGAGTAATATCCAGCATTTAATTTATTTTTTCTTTTTATTATTCTTTTTCATAGAACCGCCATGCATCATTTTAGCAGGTTTCTTTTTTGGAGGTCTTCCAACTTTACTTCCATATGTTCCTTTTCCATAAGGCATTATTATTCTCCTTTATTTTTAAATATTTCTGTTTTGTCAAATGGACTTTTATGACATCCACACTTACAGACTTCGGGATCACACCCACATTCAATACAGCTATCACACTTGCATCCCGTAAGGGTATCTGTATTGTCTTCTACCATCACACTATCCTCCGTTACAAAAAGTATACTTTCTTTACCACAACCACCTATACTATCTAATATGGCGTTCATATCTATTCCTCTCTGTGTGTAATAGTTTCTATAGTATTCCATATTGTTACTTTGCAAATAATTGTTTCATTTGATTGTCCATTTTGTCTTGTACAATCCCACCTTTATTAAAGGGTATTCCACGCGAAAACATAGTTTTCATTTCAGGAGTTATCTCCATAACATAATAATTTTGTATATTTGAATTTTTTCCTAAATCCCCCACAAGAGGATTATTTTCTATATGTGGCATTAAGTTGTCTACTCTTTCACCTTTACTTCCAGGAATAGCATGGGGTTTAAATTGTTTTTCTAATTTAATGCCAGAGGGTTTGCTATAAATATTGTTTATTTCTTTAATTAAATTTTGTCTAGTTTCTTCGTTTATATTTTTTTTAAATTGATCAATACGAAGAAGCACATTTTGTTGTGATACTACTAGTTTTTTAAACTGATTTTCATATATTTCTTGTAGCTCTTTCAGTTCTTTGTAGTGCATACTCGATGGAGACTCTACTTTTACTTCTTGAATTTGGTCAAATATTCTTTTTTGTTTTTTATTCAAAGCGAGTTCTATATTTTCAGCTATTTGATATAAATCAGTTTGACTAACATCATCTTTTATTTTAAATGTTCCTTCAAAAGATATAGGTCTTACTCTTTCTTCCATACGCCACCACTCTTCAAAGGCAGGATCTTTTGGTTTCTTCGTACTATTATATATTTTTTTAGCCATATTTATAAAATCAAGATCATACGTTTTAAGAACGCCTGTAGGTGCATCACTCCCACCGCTAAATTTTCTAATTGTTTCGCTTGTAGGCCAAGCAAATTTATCGTGTCCTGAATCTATTGCTTGTTTTAAAGCTCTTTGAAACATAAGATTATTTATTTTACTTTTGTCAACTTCATCTCCTTTTAAGAATGGAATTTCTGGTAATATTCTTTTTGGCTCTGTACCTCCAGGATCGTTATACGTAAAGTTTATATCACGTCCATATGGATCCAAAACATTATCTTCAGCTTTATCTATACGTCTAATTGGTTGTTTTTCAGCAGCTAAAGTTGAATCTATATTATCATGCACTCTAGATATTGAACTTTCAGAAAAACTAACATCACCTAGACCCTCTTTAATCCTGTCTCTTATATCACTACCTTGTTCAAAATAATCTGGAGGCGTAAAATATGGTTCTGTTTTTCCTTCTCCTACCAATTCACCGTCCTCAGTAACTCGCTCTTTTCTCCTAGAGCGAGAGATCATTGCCAGATCATCCATTGCTTTTGTTCTTTTTTGTAAAAGCTCATCAGCAACTTCTGCTTCTCTATATCTAGTCTCTAAACTTCTCGCTATGCCTGTTTTTGGATTTGTTTTATCAATCTGTGTTACTACGGGTTTTGTTATAATATTTCCATCTTCATCCTTCAAAGGATCTCCATCTGCATCTTTCAGTACGTATTGTCTTCTTTGTGTTATATCTGACTGACCTTCATGCCATATAAAAGTATCAGATTTACCATCTCCTATATCAGCATTTTTTGTGTACCTAATGTGAAATAAATTAGTTAATTCATTTGGATAATGGGAATGTGTATAGTCTTTTCTAGTTGGAAATGTTTTTATTGCGTCAGGGTCTGCAAGTCTATATTGTGAGGGGAAGTAACGCTGTTGGGGAAAGCTAGTCTTAGTACGAGGTAAAGGCGATACTGATACCTTAGTATCTTTTGGTAATGCAGGTAAACTAACTACCATTTCTTCATAATTTCTAACGTCTATCAATGGCTTTACGTTAGGATAAAGAATGTTTTCTGAAAATGCTTCTTTCTTAGATCTTGACAGATAGAAGTCGTAGTCTTGATTTATAGTAGGGTCTATCGTTATATTATTTGACGTAAAATTAGACCCACCTCCCCCAACATAGAACGTATTGTTATGATCACTATAATATATATGTCTAGGATCACTTACATTATGCGGAATATCTAATAGTCTTCCGTATCTATCAATTGAGTTATCATTTGGATTAAAGCGTCTTACATTTTCGGTAAGTACAATTCGGTTATTGTCATATCTAGTTGCTATAGTATCAAATACTGAAAGTTTTTCTACTCCTTCTTTTTTTGCATTATCTATAAGATTTTGTAGACCAGTGTATTTTGCCTGACCAGCAGGGGCATTTTCACTAAGCCATTTTTCAAATACTTTTACCTTTATGTTTCCATCTTTATCTACTAATTTACTTGATTCTAAACCTAATATATCATCAAATAATTTAGAATAATAATTATCAGTTTCATTAAGGTAATTAAAAACTGAGTTGTCTATAGGCAAAGTATATGTATTTTGTTCTGTAAGTCTGTTTCTTTTTGGTGGTGCTGGCGGTATATCCAAATCAGGAGCAACTTTGCTTTCACTTTTCTTTAATGATTTGGCTGTTGGTTTAATGCTCTGTGCAGATTTAACAGCCTTAGTCGCACCCCTAATAGCAGGAGTTATAGGTGGTATAGCAGCCTCACTAACCTCAAGTAAAGCTATTATATCTCTACTTAAAGATGCAGCCGCAGCAGATGGAGATCTATTATTAGATAATACTTTATACGCTTCAGGAAAATTTTTCTCTATAGTTTTTAAACCTACTTCTACACCGTCTGTAGTTGATCCTACTATTCCTAATGTACCTTGAAGTACATCCATGCTTGTTTGAAATAACTGTGGCCCTACTATATTAGCATATGTTTTTAACCCACTATCCTCTGGTAGTTTATCTATTACTTCTTTCTGTATACGATCATCTCCATAGTCATATATGAATAATCTACTATAATCTTCCTCACTTCTAATTTTATCCATCTGACTTGTTAAATTTTCTGTACCTGATATTGACTTCCCATAAAAATCCTTACCAACAATAGTTAAATCTTCTAAGTCTGGATTTCTTTCCATAGGAACCTGACCAGATATAAGACGCTCATCTCCATACGCATCCGATAGTGGATCATCTCCCGTTACGTTAAGCACTTCTTCCATTTGTTGATCTAAGTTTGCATCTACCATTTTTACGAACTGCTCCTAGATCTTTGGAGTGCGCGACTTCCAAACCAGAATGAGATAATGGCAGCAAATATGCCTTGCGTTTCTTCATCCCACAGTGTCTGTATCGCTATCTCCCATACAACGCCATCCGTATATATTAGACCATATAGCGCAGTGCCTTTGATGACTGCGAATAGTGTAAAGAATAAGTATGTTATAACTGGCCTTACACTTGCCCTCAGTCCTGCCATAAAGCCCGTTGACTTCATCGACTGATCGTGTTTGTACAGAGCCTTGCTCTCACTTATGTCGGCCTCTATATTCAGTGCCTCTAGCTTTTGTGTGTGTGCTAGTTTAGATGCCTCTATCTGGCGATCCATCATGGCAAGTTCGTGCTTCCTGTCCTGCCAATCGGAGAACATATCAAAGGCTTTAGGTAGCGCGGAACCTGCAAAGCCAATTAATGATCCTAGTATTGTAATCATTGTTTAAATGCCTTTTCCATAAGTTTTTGTTTTTCATTTACTAACACTTCATACTCAGATGTTAATAAAGAACTCTCTTTTACTAAAGCAGATTGAATTACTCTATCGTTTATTCCTGCCAGTAAATATACTTCACGGTTATTCATTGCATCTTCAGTAACTGTTATAGCCATCCTCTTTGCATTTTCTATTAATTCTGCTCTAAGTTTATCTACAACTGGTTTCCTGCTGTCGTTTTCAATAGATATTCTATACAATTTTTTATATTCATCTGATTCTATTGTTTCTGTTAAATACTCAACATATCTTTCCCCTTCGTATATGGATTTTTTATAAAACAAAAAGGAATTTAATTTTTTCTTTTGATTAGTTCCTGGTATTTTTATATTAGGATCTGTGAACTTTGGTTTTATTTTTAGTTCTGCTAAAGTAGCCGACAAACCTGCCGTGGGTATTCTAGTACCTGGTCTAGTAAGTACGACAATATTTCCAATTTTCTTTAGCGTGTTTTCTAAATATGTTGCATTAGTGTCTGTGTCATTAAATAATTTAGCAGCCCTAGCTCTATTTACGATGCTACCAAATTCGTCTATTCTTGGGTACAATCCTGCATTTTCTTCTCCAAGTATATCTTTTAAAGTTTCTCTTGCTCCAGGAATCTTAGAAGTCATTTTTGCCACAAATAATTTAAGGGCATTCATATTTACATAGGAGTCTTTTATAACAGGATCGTAAAAAAAGTTTGCTTGTTTATTACCATCTTCATCTGTGCTGGCAAGTGTCTCTGCTCCCCTAGATAATATATTAGGAACAAAACCACCTACAACAGTACCAAATGCTTTCGCACCAGCAGCTATTGCTTTCTCAAGCATATTGTCTGATCTAGGAGAGTATACAGTGTCCATAATTTCTCCCATACTTTTTAAATAAGTTTTATCTGAAATCATAGTTACTAAGTTTTTAAACATACTTTTTGCCACAAAAAATGACAGAGTGTTAAAGTCCTTTCTTTCAGCAGGAGATAGTTTTGCCCTAGATAACTCATTGGTTATATATTGAAAGTCAGAAGCTAGTGCTGCTATCTGTGAAAAAGGATCTAATCTAGATATAGGATAATATGTATCTCCTATTTTTATAGAGTACGGCTCCCATCCAGTTTTTCTTAGCCTATCTCGTTCTGCATAATCTGTAGGGCCACCACCAGTTATTATACCTGCCTGTGCTAAACTATACGCACCCGTAAGGTATGTCATACCTGCTAGTTGTCTATTTATTCTTTGTTCTTTTATTAGCTCTTCTGTTCTACTTAGCTCTCTAAACTTTTTAGCCTGTGCTTCTGTAAGATCATCTACATCTACATCTCTAAGTAGTTTTAGCATTTTTCTGTTTTTAAATGCATCAGGGTTTAATAGACCAAGAGGCGTTCTTTCTAATGA